ATATCCATTGAGAATGTCGCCTTAGTTAATGAACGAGTGTCCGCAAAATACTTCCACTGACCAAATACCAACTCCATAAAATCTTTCTTATCCTCATCCTTATAAACCATCTTGGTTTTACCTTCTTCAGTTAATGTCGGTTCTCCCTTCCATTGTGGTTCACCTTTAACTTTCTTAACGTGAACTTTCTTATAAGCCAATATAACACACTCTTTCGGGTTATAAATATATGGGGAGCTAGGACTCATCCAACTACCCCAAGCGGTTGTTTTACTTCTATGGGGACTATCTTCTTCCAAATCAACAACACCAAAGAACTTAAACCCAATCTCCTTCATAACCTGATAAACTTCAGATACAAAGAAAATTCTACCACCCTTTGATTGTCTATTAATCTCATAAGGGATGTTCAAGGCAATACGGCCATCATCTTTTAACACCTTATAAGCTTCAGTTAACCATTTACGGGTAAATTCCAAATACTCACCAAACTCCATATCATCATTGTAAACATCGTAGGCAATGTTGACTCCGTATGGCGGCGATGTCACAATTAAATCGACCCATCCTTCGGGCATCTCCTTCATCACCTCAATACAATCTCCGGTAATAACTTTATTAATATAATTTTCAATCATTCTTTTCTAACGTTTCAATGTGATGTTGTAGATACCAAAGAGCTTTCTTTAAATCTTCTAACTCCTTTTCCTTGTGTTTTTTACCAGCTCGTGAAATGTACTTCACAGTGTTACCTAAACAGAATCCTAAATCCCAAGCGTCAATAACTTTGATTGCTTCATATGGATTTGATACTCCCCCATAGTGTTCGGGGTTATTAACCATTTCTTTTTGTTCTGACATAATATTCTTTTCCGTATTGACTTTCTTCAAGTATACCCTCACTTACAAATTTTTCAATTCGTTTTCTTGTTTCGTTGATTCCAACTCGTAGGATATAATCACAAATGTAATTAATATGAACTGGTTTTTCAAGTTTTCTTAACAGAACTTCATTCAGGTCTATATTGTTTCTCATATTCTTTAAATTTAATTTCAATTTCTTTGGATAAAAATAATATGGCATCAGCGTTAAGATAATACCTAATATTTTCAGGGTTCATTTCTATTTCTCGTATTTGTGAATCTCCTAAAATCTTTTTGTTGAATCCCATAACACAAATATATTACATTTTTTTCAAAATGACAATTGTTTTCGCTTGTGTAATATATGTTAATAATTTTCTTTTGAAGATTGGTACCAGTGTGTTTTCCAAAGGTAACTCATTTTTTGATGACATCTCAAATATTGGTAGGTTTGTACTTTCTCCAATTTCATTTAATATATCAAATATGTCAGAAGTATTTGGTTCAGAATAAATCAAGTTAGCTCCCATCTTATTATCAAACTTCACGGTATCTCCAATTTCAACTGAATATTTCCAAATATATTTTACACCTTGGTATTCACAGAAAAAGTATCCTTTTTCAACTGTGTCGAATTTTTCACGATTAATTAAATTACTTGAGATTGAATCGTAAGTAATTGTCCAAAGAGCTTTAACTATATTAAAATATTCAAATACTTTTTGTCCTGAAAATTTAAGTATCTTATCAAATTCATTAATCTCATTATCCGTCATATCAGGTAGAGGATTGAATTTAAGTTCTGTGATTAAGATTTCATCATCAACACATTTGAATTTTTTATCAATTGTAATGTATTTTGACTCAGAAGTAATTGATTGTAGATTTGCCAAATGTAATGACATTTCACTAAAAAGAGGATATAATTCAAACTTATCAATTTGGGTGTCCGCAAATTTAATAAAGTCCATTAATTTGTAATAGTGGTATTCAAAATCAGGTGAACCGTCAACCAACCAAGTTGTGTCTAACTTAAAGTGTTTCTTTTTGTTATATTTTCTTTTCACAGTTTTTTCCATATCAACCATCTATTTGGAAAATATAGTACGTTTCGTTACTAAACTCAACAGTTTCTTCACCACCATTATAATTATTAATGGTATGTCCATAACCATCTGCTTCAACCATACCGTTAATTAGCCTTCCCATATCTACAAAATTTTTCAATTCTAATCCGTAATTTTTAATTAAATCAACTGGGTCAGATACTAAATCATCAACTAAACTTTCAACTTTGTCATCAATCAAACTTTCAGGGACTGTCTTATCACTATCTTTTAACTCATCAAGTTCTTCATTTAATTCATCAGTTTCTTCTTCGGATAAATTTTCAGAGTCTTCTAACAATTCTTCAATCTCATCAATTCTTTCTTGAACTTTTGGGTCTTCATATTCAAACTCATCTTCATCAAAATAGTCTTCCAAATTTTCTCTCACGTTATCTTCTTCACTCTCTCTAAAATAGTCTTTAAGTTCTTCTTCATCTATATAATCCTCAACAAATGATTGTCTTAAACCTTCAAGACCAACATCGTCCATTAAATCTTCCGCCATTCTATAAGCAGTTCTGCTAGTATCATATTCATTACCAACGGCCCAAGTTTCTCCGCTTTCTCCTTCTTTAGTTAGTAATTTAAATGTTGGTAAATAATAATGGTTACCTTCATAATGAAGGTCATATACATCAATACTACTTTCAATTTCTTTAATCTCATCCTCAATAATTTCAAGTTCACTTAAATTTTCATTGTCCTCTGTTTCTTTTTCAATCTCCTCTCTTCTTTCTTTTTCAGCATAAAGTTCTTGTAATCTTTGTGAATCTTCAGGTGTCTTTTCTTCATATTCAGTCTGAATTAAGTATTGATATAAAGCTAAAGTACTTAATCCAACTTTGTCTAAATCTTCAATATCATTTAGTTCTCCTTCTTCTCTTTTACTATCTTGTTCACCCTTTTTCTTTAAAAACTGTTGATGTAATATATACTGATAATATGGTGTGTTATAATAACTGAATCCGTTCCTATTGTTGAAAATTGCCCCTTGTATTGATTTTAACTCACTATTTTCAGCTCTTACATTTCCGTTAAATGTAATATTACCCAAATATACAACTGGTGTTCCAACTAAATCAACATTACCATCAACAATGATAGTCTTACCCTTATATCCTTTTAATCCATTAATCCTTCTTCCATCATAGCTGACAAATTTCATTAATTCTTCATATTTGTCACCACTAATATGGATAGTATCTTCTTCAGATTCTTTAATTAGTTGTCTTAAAACGTTTTGTATTATGTTCCTTGTCGTCATATTAAATAAATACTATTATAAAGATAACTATTTCCTTTTTATTGTCCACCTCATACTATTTATTATAAAATAAACTTATTAATTTTTTTGTATATGTCATGCGGATGTAAAAACAAACAAACACAAGAACAACAAGCTAAAACTGCTCAAGTTCAACAACAAACTGAAAGTGTTCAAAACGCTGTAAAGAAAACTATTGAAAAGTTTTACAAGAACAAACAGTAATCATATTTATAAGTAATAAACGTAAACAAAATATACTAAAATGAAAAACGGTGGCGGTAACAACAACGGTGGTGGATGTGGTTGTGGTAAATAACCAATCTACAAAATATTTGATGATTAACTAAACAATCTTAAAAGGGGAAATTTTTTCCCCTTTTTTAATATTTATATTTATGAAATACTTAATAAATCATTTCAAGAAGAAATTAAAAGAGTCCGAAGAAGAACAACCTGTCTTATCTAAAAGTCAACAAAAATTATTAAATGTTTTAAGTAAGATTGAATCTGGCGATTTAGAGTTTTCAGACATTGAGGAACATTTTGGTAGTCTATCTAAATTCATTTCTCTATTAGAGAGTAAGGAATTACTTCATTATGTGAACCCTTTCCATTTAGTTTTTGAGGATATGCAAAATCAATTGTTTTATGCTCTTTATCAAAGTGACCCAAAATTTGTTTGGAAAGTAGTTAACAATTATTTATCAGATGTCACCAAAGAAGATGATGGTGAATACTATTATGACGCATCGGATTGGTCGGATGAGTTTGCTTCATTATTTAATACGGGTAGAAATGATATAAGGAAATCCACAATTTCTGAAATATTAAGTGGCGACTATGATATGGATATGTGGGATGTCACAGATGATGAATATAGAGATGTTTATGATGATTTGAAACCTGAAAAAAAACAATTGGTTAATGATAGAATCCGTGAAGACTTAAAAAAGATGAAGACAATTGATACTATTAGTGATTTGTTGGAGGAGATTGCACAAGAACAAGGTAGAGATGATGTTGAATTAACTGATGAGGTAATAAGTCGTTTATTTAATGATGAGGAAACAATGGTATTTCTTATCAACACAGGATTACCTGATATTCGTAGTGATTTATACAGTGTATATTCGGGTTGTTATACCGGGATATTATCTAATGAATGGTATGACTCATTATGGGGAGAGTTAACAGGATTTGCAATTGATACTTTAGAAGGTCGTGATGATTATAGTTACAAAGTAAAAGGATACGATGGTACTGAAAGGATAAAATACTCGACAAGATTTAAAGCTACTGAATCAATATACCAAGTCGTATCTGATTTTATAGTGAGTAAAAAAGACTCTACCTATAGTGAAGATAATATTGTGTACCACGGAAGTTATATTGGACTTTTAAAACAACTTATAGATGATGGTGACCTTAGTAGTTTAAGTCTCCCTCGTTTAGACGATTATCCCGATTCAAGGAAAGTTAGTAGTTGTGTTAATGAGAATATCGGAGATTACTTTTAATTAACTATTTAACCATAATTTTTTTTCATATAAATTTTAATATGGAAAAACCAAGTTGTATATTATCTCAAGAATTCGTTAATAAGTTAGCAGATTTCTTATGTAGTGAAATTAGTGAAAACCACAAATTCAAAACAAAATTATCAGTAATTGACGTTAATACCTTTTTTGTTATTAAAGGTTCAACACAAAGTAAAACAGTTCAAACTCTATCAGAACTTGTTGATAAATTTATTGAGAAATATCAAAAAGAATATTCGGATTTAACATCCGTAAATGTTAAAACATTAGACATTTTAGAATACGGTAGTAAAGATGAGGTGTTTTCAAATGATTCATTTAATTTTAAATACAGTGAATCCAAACCATTAGATTATCCGACTATTTCATTATCATCACAATTCCCTTACGGATACTCAAATAATCATTTAAAAAGTATTCATAGTTATCTCACCGAGATATCGATAACATCAAAACCATATTTTAAATTCAACAATGTGTCCATAGGTTATGAAATCGATGGTAATAACATTGAACTAACCTCTTTGGAATCAGATAGTTATTATCCTGATTTGAAATTACTTTCAATTTTAAAGGATAATTTTGACGGTGTTATGGTATTCCCAGAAAATTTGGATTTAACTGTAATTTAAACTCTTTTGGAGTACCCTACAATTTGATAAAAGTCTTTCTTACCTTCACAATACTCTTTAATTAACACCAGTAAGTTTCTAAACATAAAAGCTTCTGGTGTTTGTTTTTCACATTTAGAGAACAGTTCAATAAAAGCAGTTAATACCTGTAATGGATAATAACCTCTATCTTCAAGCATAATGTGTTTCATCCAAAATTTGGTGGGACACTGTAACATATAATTGTTTCGTTCTTCTTCACTCTTAAACGGTTCACACTCATCATACATATTAATCATATCCTCAACGTATGATTTAACTCTACCCTTGTCGTATTGAGCTTTAACAATCAAATCTACAATCCAATGGGTATGTGATGGTGTTCTTAATCGTTTACCTTCTTCTTTATGTTTAACAATAAAATCAAGGTCAGGACGAGCACCTCTACCTCCCTGATAAATCGCAATGGTATGTTGTTTATCAATTTGCCAAAATGTCAAAGGGGTATAATCGACCCCTTTCCTTTTAAATGTCAGTCCCTTCATAGTACAAATATACTACAATTTTCCTTTCACAATCATTAAAGCTTCATCTAAATCTTGATAATCTCTGTCAGGAGCAAAAAGTTCAGCCTTTTCTGTCTCAACATCTAAAATCATAAATGCTGGAACAAATTCGTTTTGAGTGGCTTCTTTGAACATTTCATATTCTTCATTAAACTTATCAATGTCCCTTTCTTTGTATTTAACTCTACTTCTTTTTAAAAGGTCTTTAAACTTGTCACACCAAGTGCATCCTTCCATTGTGTAAACAATTAAAAGTTTAAGTGGTTTTTTCTTAATCATAATACAATATGTTGGTTAATCATTGAGTTTATTTCGTGCCCTTGTTTAAGACCAACACTTGTAAACGAGTTGTTACCTTCTTTAAAGAATTTTAATACTGGTACACTTCTCACACCTAATTCTCTTGAGAAATTAGAGTCTGTCTCAACATCATATTCATAGATTGGGATACTTGTGTTAAGTTTTTTAATTTCTTCAGTTAATACTTTACAGGGACCACACCAGTTAGCTGATAGTTTAAGTAAAAAAGATTCTTTATTTTCAATTCGTCTTTGTACCTCTTGTGACGTTATTCTTTCCATAGTTTTATTGTGGATAATAATATGTTTATTTCATTTGTTTGTTCAGGAGTATAATACACATTAAGTAAAAAATTTGGGGTATTACTCTCTCTACATAAATAGAGAATTAATCCACTTTTTAACTTAAAAATTTGGTCGTAAATTACTTCTTTACCGTTGGTGTATTTTGAATTAGTGAATAGGATTGAGTAATCTTTTGAGTTATTATTAATGAAACTCGGAGTTATTTTATAATCCACAACTTGGACCCTTGATAACATCCTATCAATTACATACTCATATTTAAAACTCAAATCTATTACCATTCAAAGTCAATGTAAGGTAAATCGTCTCCGATGTCAATTGAATTTGTTAAATGTTCCCAGTTAAGTTGTCCATTTTTATCAAAAATGAAGTTATACTCTTTTCTTCCACCACCAGTAACAAACTCAGCCACAGGATTACCCCACACTTTATTAGAGATACTTTTTAATCTATTATCCAATATAGAAATTGCATCATCCCAAGTGTCATCTAATTGACCATTAAATCTTCCAAGTGTCTGAACTCGTTTGAATATAACTGGTTGGTTATTATTCGTACCGATTGAAGGTCTATACTCAATTGACGCTCTCTCACCATCTTCCTTACGAAGTGATATGATTAATGATGAAGGTCTATTTTGATAAGTTCTAACACAGTTAGACTGATGTACAGACTCATTAACATACTCATCACTACTTTGTAATACAAAAGGGTTAAATACCATTCTATCACTTGTTATGATTGGTTTTGATACTCGTTCAACAAATTCATTAGAGTATTGTCTTGAGTATCTTCCTGTAGTATAAAAGTCAACTTTGTCTGACCAAATAGTATGTTCAGCATTAAATTCCTTTAAAGTTTTAGACATCCATTTAACTGGCTCATTTCTTGAAATGATATCAAAAAATCTTAAGTGGTCGTAAAAAGTGTGTGCATATAAATTATGGTCGGTTTTAGATAATAAGTAAATCCGATAACAATTACTCATATCCCTTTTACCGAAATTTTCAAAGTAATGTCTTACAGGTTGGAATGGTGATTCGTCATTTTTATTATTAAAAATAATACACAATTCTGCTTCAGGTCTTTGTAAAATAAAATCTTTACCAAAGATATCCATCAACATTTTAATACTTTTAAAACAAGGGTTTTGGACTTTATGTAATACTTTTTTAATTTTCTCTGAACTTACATTGTTTAATTTCATATAAGCATCAACCATTTTAAATCCGTATTTCTTATAGTCTTTTTTAATTGGTTTGGGAAACACATCGTAATACCCTCTCCAATTATCAGGTTTCTTAACCCCTTGTTTGTCCAACAAGCATCCAAATAAAGACATCGGTAATCCAGTGTAGTTTAAAACTTTTTCAGCTCCGATTTTAGATAAAAACATATTAATACCTTCGGTAATTTCCAAATTATATGTTTTGGCGTCATCTAACCCATTCATAAATGAATGATAAC